TCTGACTTCCCCTCCCCAACGCAGTCCAAGATTCACCAAGACAGTCCGTTCACAGCCGTACCAGTCCAGAACTAACCCGATGGCAACCAAGCGAGTCAAACCCTTACGAGGGGCAACTAAACCAAGGCTTGCTTCAATACCAATCAAGGGCGAAAACAAGCTTCAGGACGTCATAGACTTATGCGAGATCATTAAGATGCCTTTATTGCCATGGCAAGAGCATGTTCTGAAAGATATGTTGACTGTGGACAAAACAGGCAAGTGGATTCGCAAGACAAACCTGCTATTGATTGCAAGACAAAATGGCAAGACTCATTTAGCCCGTATGCTGATCCTGGCTCACCTGATTAAGTGGGAAACCAATGTTCTAATCATGTCCTCTAATAGAAGCATGGCTTTAGACACCTTTAGACAAGTAACCGACATATTGGAGAACAATGACCACCTCAAGGGATTCGTTAAGCAAATCCGTCATGCAAATGGAACAGAATCTATACTCATGTTATCTGGAGCAAGGCTTGACGTTGTTGCGGCAACTAGAGACGGTTCTCGCGGACGCTCTGTCAACGGATTATTATTCATCGATGAAGTCAGAGAAATCAGCGAGGAAGGATACAGAGCAGCTACACCAACGACTAGAGCGCATTCAAATTCTCAGACGCTTTTGTGCAGCAATGCAGGAGACGCTTTTAGCCAAGTATTAAATTCTTTGCGCTCGCTTGCCTTAGAAAATCCTCCTAAGTCTTTTGGATTCTATGAATATTCAGCACCCCAATACTGCAAGATTACAGACCGCCAAGGGTGGGCACAAGCAAACCCGGCACTTGGCTATACGATCACGGAGGAAGCACTTGAAGAAGCTGTGGCTACAAGCCCGATTGAAAACACTAGAACAGAGTTGCTATGTCAATGGATTGATTCTCTCTCATCTCCTTGGCCTCATGGAATCCTCGAAGATACGTCAGATGCTTCCCTCACAATCCCGCCGGGTGGTTATACTGTTTTTGCTTTTGATGTGTCACCATCTCGTCGTAATGCGTCTCTGGTTGCTGGGCAAATACTCCAAGATGGTCGTATCGGAGTTGGGATACTACAAACATGGGAGAGTCAGGTCTCTGTTGATGACCTTAAAATCGCTGCGGATATCAAAGGCTGGGCGGATAACTACAGACCTCGGCAGATATGCTTTGACAAGTACACATCCCAATCAATCGCAGACCGATTAACTAATGCAGGGCAAATGTGCCTAGATATCTCTGGCGCTGCCTTCTATCAGGCTTGTGGTGATTTATTAGATGCCCTTGTCAATCATCGAGTAGTTCATTCAGGGCAAGAAAACTGGGTTCAGCAGATGAATAACTGCGCAGCTAAAACTAATGACTCGTCGTGGCGTATTGTAAAGCGCAAGTCAGCTGGAGATGTATCGGGTGCAATCTCTACTGCAATGGTTGTCCATCAATTAACCAAACCACAACAGGTAGCGGCAATCTACAGCGAATGACCTACATGTAGTGTATAATTGCCCTCTATGGGTCTCTTTTCGCGTAAGTCGCAAGTCATGAAGGCGCAAGAAGCGCCGCAGATAATGAATGATGGTTTCTATACCTTCAATAATTATATTCCGGCAATCGTCTCACGCGAGATGGCTTTGGGCGTCCCAGCAATCAAACGCTGCCGCGATCTAATCTCTGGCACAATCGCCAGCATCCCTTTGGAGTATTACAAGAAGTCCACAGGCGAAAAGATTCCTGCTCCTCGATGGGTTGAGCAACCTTCTATTCATCAGCCACGTTATGTCACTATGCACTTCACGCTTGACTCGCTTCTCATGTACGGACAGGCTTTCTGGCAAATTACAGAAGTCTATGCAGAAGATGGTCGCATGGCTCGTGCTAACTGGGTTGCAAACACTCGCGTAAGTTTTTTAACTGATCCTTCAACTAATTTTGTAACACAGTATTCGGTAGATGGTAAGCCAGTCCCTATGTCTGGTCTTGGTTCTCTTATTACATTCCAAAAGGATGAAGGCATCCTAGGTATCGGTGCCCAGACAATTAAGGCAGCCCTCGATGCACAACGCGCATCAAGCGTGGCACTTGCTACACCTTCTGCCACAGGATTTCTTAAGAACACCGGCGCAGACCTACCGCCACAAGAAGTCTCTGGACTTTTATCAGCTTGGAAGCGCGCTCGTCAGAATAACGGCACAGCCTATCTGACTTCTACTATTGATTATGAAACAATCGGCTTTAGCCCTAAAGATATGGGCTACAACGATGCGATACAGAACCTAGCAACAGAGTGCGCACGTCTTTGCTCTGTTGATCCTTACTATGTGTCTGCATCACAAAACACCACAATGACTTATGCAAACGTCCAGGATGAGCGCAAGCAGATGGTGGCTTTAACCTTGCAGACTTACGTTTCTTGCGTGGAAGCGCGGCTGTCAATGGACGATATCTCTACAGCAGGTCATTACGTCAAGTTTGCCCTCGATGACACATTCTTACGCACAGAACCAATGGAGCGCCTACTCGTTCTTGAGAAGATGCTTAGCCTTGGTCTCATTACTACAGAGCAAGCCATGGAAATGGAAGATTTAAGTCCTAACGGAAATAAGAACGGAATCTAATGGAAACCCTATACATCGAAGCTGCATCTATTGAGTGCAACGAAGATCGCAGAGAAATCTCTGGCAAGATTGTGCCACTAGGTACTGGCGAGGTTGGTAACACCAACCTTGGCGCTTATACCTTTGAGGCTGGCTCTATTGAGATTGGCGATGTCAGCAAGATTAAGCTGCTGTCGCAGCACGACATGAAGAAGCCTATCGGTCGCATGATTGCTGCTGAAACACGCGCAGACGGCATCTATGCCACATTTAAGTTATCTCGTAGCACAGGCGGAAGCGATGCCCTGCTCATGGCTCAAGAAGGTTTAGTATCCGGGCTTTCTATCGGAGCAGAAATCATTTCATCTAAGCCATCACGCGATGGTCACACAGTCGTATCAGCGGCTAAGTTAAAAGAAGTTTCTCTAGTAACAGAACCGGCATTTAAGTCGGCTCAAGTATTAGAGATCGCGGCAGAGGAAATCGTCCCTGTCGAAGAAACCAAAACAGAAAGCGAGACAGTCGTGGAAGATACCACTCCGGTCGAAGCAACACCAGTAGAAGCTGCGGCTGTAGAAGCTGCTCGCCCTACAATTACAGCAATGGCTTACACAAAGCCACGCCTTGATTTCTCTGCTCCAAAGCAGCTAGAAATGACAATCAGAGCATCACTCGGATCAGATGAAGCCCGTGAGTATGTTCGCGCTGCTGCTGATACAACAGACAACGCTGGTCTTATTCCAACACGCCAGCTAACAACCGTCATCAATGGACTTGCTAATAACACTCGTTCAGCGATCGATGCCATCTCAACAGGAGTATTGCCTGATGCAGGAATGTCATTTGAGATTCCAAAAATCACAACACTTCCAACAGTTGCAGAGACAGCAGAAGCCGGTACACCATCTAACACAGATCAGGCTTCATCTTATGTAACAGTAACAGTCAAAAAATATGCTGGACAACAGCAATTCTCTGTAGAACTTTTTGATCGTTCATCACCACTATTTATTACAGAATTGATGAACAACATGGCAGCGCAATATGCAGCCGCAACAGACAAGGCTGTTTACTCAGCACTTGCTTCAGGTGCAACTGCTGATTCAACAACACTAACAACCTATCCAACAGCATCAGAATTGCTTGGTTTTGTATCACGCGGCGCTGCATCTGTTTACACAAATACACAAGGTTTTGCCAAAAACATCTTGATGAACACATCACAGTGGGCAAACCTAATGACACTAAACGACTCAGGACGCCCAATCTACGCCGCCGCACAGCCATCAAATGCCGGTGGCGTTGTAAGCCCAACTTCAATCCGCGGCAATGTCATGGGACTTGATCTCTATGTATCTGCCAATGTAGCAACCTCAGAAAACACAGACAAAGATGATTCAATTCTTATCATCAACCCAACTGCTTACACATGGTACGAATCACCAACTTACCAGCTTCGCGCTGATGTAATCGCTTCAGGAGAAATCCTTGTAGCAATGTATGGCTATGGCGCAATCGCAACCAAAATCGGTGCGGGCGCTTTCGGTATCAACAAGACCTGATCCATACAGAATAACTAAGTCGCTCAAGGGGGCTGCCAGAGCCCTTGCAGTCCCCTTGAGTCTTTAGAAAGGATAACAATGAGTACAACGACAGTTGCAGAACTTAAAGCAGCGCTTGGCGTTGGCAGTCTTTATTCAGACGCCACAATCCAAGAAGTTTGCGATGCTGCTGATAATGCCTTGTTGCCTTTTCTATGGATGAACGAGAACTACAATATTGCTCACAGCAACACGACCACAGAAGGAACTCTTTATTTTAATGAGCCGGTCAAAGATATTTATTACATAGGACAGTCAGTTGTAATTACTAAAAACAGCTCACCTTTTAATGGCACAAAAACAATCACAGCTGTTGGGGATTATTCAATAACCTACGCTGTGACCGGCAGCCCCACAGCCTCCGAGTATCACCCGGTAGTTCCTTATGGCATTGTCTCCGGCGTAACACAGAATACTTATGCAACAATTCCGGCAGTCAGAGAAGCAAGTCTGATGGTCTGCGTATCTATCTGGACTGCTCGACAGACTAACTCTGGCAATGGTATGCAACCTGACGGATCGATGGGCAGCATGTACACAATGTCTTCACAGCTAGTGGCTCGCGTTCGCGGCTTGCTAGCTCCTTATCTTGACCCTCGATCTATGGTGGGCTAATGCCAGCAATAACTACACTCCGCACATCAATCGCATCGGCTTTGACCGATAACTCCTTGTATTCAGTTTTCTCATTCCCACCGGCCACGCCTATTGCCAACAGCATTATTGTGACTCCTGCCGATCCTTATATCGTGCCTACCAATAATGACTACACAGCGATTGCTCCGATGGCTAACTTTACAATTTCAATACTTGTCCCTTTGCTCGATAACCAGGGCAACCTTGCTGGAATAGAAGCTGACGTAGTTCGCGTCTTTGCGCTTCTTGAGGCTTCCAGCATCGTATTTAATGTAGGTAGCGTCAGCGCGCCCAGCGTCCTGTCAATCGCTACAGGTGATTTACTGACTTGCGATATTGCAATCAGTACCTTAACGGAATGGAGCTAATCGATGGACGATTGGACAAAGGAGCAAGCCGACTTCCTAATCAAGATCGGACAAGCTCCAGCAGCACCAGCACCAAAACCAACAACTAAGAAAGATGAGGAATAACCTAAATGGCAGTATTCATGAGCAATGGAGTAGTTTTAACTGTCAATGCAGTTGATCTCTCAAACCACGTTACAGCGGTAACAATCAATCGTTCTTTTGATGAACTAGAAGTTACAGCAATGGGTGATACAGGACACAAGTTCGTCAAGGGTCTTGAGGCATCATCTATTACTATTGACTTCTTAAACGACACAGCATCAGCAAACGTTTTGCAGACACTACAGGCAACATGGGGAACTAACGTTACAGTAACAGCAAAGCAGACTTCTGCCGCTACATCTGCAACGAACCCTCTTTACACAATGACATGCCTTATCAACAACACAACCGATATTAACGGCGCAGTTGGAGACCTTTCAACTCAATCTGTAACTTGGAACGTATCCGGTACAATCGCTGTAGCAACATCGTAGAAACTAACTAAGGGGCTAACATGGCAAAACTCAAAGTAACAAGGGCTGATGGACAGGTACAAGAGTTCGAGATAACTCCGGTGCTTGAATATAGCTTTGAACAATACGCCAAGATGGGATTCCACAAGGCTCTCATCAATGAGCAACGTCAGACCGATGTGTACTGGCTTTGCTGGGAAGCAATTAGACGTTCGGGTGAAACAGTCAAACCTTTTGGGGAATCATTCCTTGAGACACTCAAGTCAGTTGAGGTCTTAGAATCTGACCCTTTAGGGTAGATCGGAACTCCCTCACCTATCTCGCGGCTCGCTTGAGTTACGAGTATGGAGTTCCCTTCCAAACCATTGTCGAACTACCGGCTCTGGCGTTTAAGGCACATATAGAAGTCCTGAAGGACTTAGCGAAGGAGCGAAACGATGCCAGTAAAGTTGCAAGGCGCGGTCGCTCTTAGAAAAGCCTTAGCCATAATTGAGCCAACCTTGGCAAAAGAAACAACTAAGGAGATTGCGTCCTTTCTTAAACCTTTAACTAAGAACGCCCGAGGATTCTTGCCTTCTAACGAGGAAACACCATCAGGCTGGCTCAAGCGCCCTAATGCCGGTGGTCGTTGGGCTAATCGTTATTACGATCAAAGCATTGCCCGTCGTGGCATTAGTTTTCGTGCAACACCAAGCAAGCCTAATCGCAACGGCTTTCAAGCATTGGCTTCTATCTTTAACAAGTCAGCAGCTGGGGCAATTTATGAGACAGCAGGGCGCAAGTCTGGGGTAACTGGAAACTTTACCCCAAGACTCGGTGGCAAGTTATCTGGTGAAGGTCAGAAGATGACAGGTCGTGCAATCTTTAGAGCCTTTGAAGAAGATCGTGGCAAAGCCCAAGACGAAGTAGTCAAGGCAATCTTTAAGGCAAAGGCTAAGTTTGACTCAATGAAGGATAAAGTCTAATGGCAGATTTAAGAATTGATTTAGCAGCAGAATTCAAAGGCAAGAAAGCCTTTAAGCAAGCTGACAAAGCCACGACCTCACTTGACAAAGCAGTAGGAAAATTAGGCAAGCAGTTAGCATCAGTCTTTGCTGCCACCAAAATCATTGCCTTTGGTAAGGCTTCACTTAAAGCCTTTATAGAAGATCAAAAAGCAGCAAGTCAATTAACAACAGCCGTAAAGAATCTTGGTCTAGCCTTTGCCCAACCTGAAATTAACAACTATATTTCTAAATTAGAATCAACTACTGGAATTCTTGATGATCAATTACGTCCGGCTTTTCAAGCTCTTTTAACCACAACTGGATCTTTGACCAAATCTCAAGAACTTCTTGGTTTAGCGATTGAGGGTTCTCGAGGCAGCGGCATAGAACTTACAACTGTTGCAAAAGATTTAGCCCAGGCTTATGTAGGCAATACTCGAGGATTGCGTAAATATAACCTTGGTCTTACTCAAGCCCAACTTAAAACTGCCTCATATACAGAAATTCAACAAAAGTTTCAACAGCAGTTTTCTGGCGCTAATGCAGCATATTTAGCAACTTATGCAGGGAAATTGGACGTTCTTAGAGTTGCTTCAGATAAATCAAAAGAAGCAATCGGCAAGGGCTTGGTAGATGCTTTAGTTTTAGCTGGAGGTAAAGATGGAGATGTCCAAGACATAGCCGATGCTATGTTTAATCTTTCCAATTACACAGCCGATACTATTCGCGGTCTTGGTGTTCTTTCAGGCAAACTTGCAAACATAGATAAAAATATCGCTGGTGGTTTCTTAGGAAAACTTCTTGATTTAGGAACTCAAACAAGCCTTATAAGAGTCCTCAATCGTTTAGGCGCTGATGCTTCACCACGTCCAACAGCCGGACGTCGTTTCATGGGTGGCGCACAGGCTAACCTTTACGACTCAAGTGCAGCAGCTGAAAAGAAGTTTATAGACCAGCAAAAGAAATTGGCAGCAGACCAACTTAAGGCAACAAAGACACTTTTGGCAGAACAAAAGAAAGCACTTGCTCTTAAAAAGGCTGGCTCAATCTTTGACTTAGAGCAGATTCAACTAATTGCTGCTCTTAAGGGTCAATTATCTGATGAAGATCGTAAGCGCGTAGAACTTCAGTTTGCTTTGCTTACCGGAAATACCAAGGAAGCCCAGTTGCTTACCTACGAACTAGCCAAGGCTCAAGGACTAGGCGAACAGATTGCCAAAGACCTTGCAAGCCTTCCGCAAGCTGCAAACCCATTTGCTTCATGGTCTGCCTATCTTGATGAACTTATGACCAAGGCTAGACAGGTTGCAAACGTAGGAAGCGCGGTAGTTATCTCTGGCGGCGGCGGCGGCGGCATCAATACCGGCACAGGAAATTATGGCGGGCTAGCTGGTGCAGGACAAGCAGGTGGTGGGGGTATGCCAGTTACAAACGTGGCGGTATTGCCAAAAGTAACTCCTAACCTTGGCTCAAATAACTATGGTGGATTAGGCGGAGCAGGCATTTATGGCGGCGGCGGAGCGCCAGTAATCGTTCAGATTGATGGCAAGGCAGTAGCCTCTGCATTACAAGACTCATCTCTTTCAGGAATCGGATCAACAGTTAATCGAATTACAAGCGAGAGATAAATGGCGCTACCAGCAACTATCTCGGTATCCTTTGATTTCTCATCTGGCGCTACCTTTGGTTATCCCTTTACCATTGGCGACTCTAAATATGGAATTCTAGGTACTGGCACTCTAGGGAGTTCTACAGTCCCAGACCCAATAGTTGATTTAACTCCTAACGTTCGCACCATTACAATAGATCGTGGACGCAATATTCAGTCCGATACTTATGTGTCAGGCACAGCAGTCATCAGAGTGCTTGACCCTAATTCTTACTTTAACCCACAGAACACAGCATCGCCTTACTATGGCTACTTAGTGCCACTTCGCAAGATTCGCGTATCAGCCACAACAGCGACAACCTCAAAGTTTTTATTCTCTGGCTACACAACAGAATATCGATATACCTATGACCAGGCAGAAAACATGGGCTATGTGGACATCTACGCAGCTGACGCCTTCCGCTTGTTTAACCTTGCTCAACTGACGACTGTTGCAGATTCGGGTGCAGGACAAGCCACAGGCACACGCATAGGCAAGATTCTTGACCAAATTCAATTTCCTGCCAGCATGAGAACAATTAGCACAGGCAACTCACTTTGTCAGGCTGACCCAGGAACGCTTCGCCTATCCCTAGAAGCTCTCAAGAATGTTGAATTTTCCGAGCAAGGCGCTTTCTACATAGACGGGTCAGGCACAGCCATATTTAAGAGCCGCAATCAAGTAGCTTCATCTATCTCTGGCACTCCCATTGAGTTCAACCAGACAGGCGGTATCCCTTATCGCAATTTAGTCTTTGCCTTTGATGACAAACTTATTATAAACACAGCCAGTATCCAGCGCATAGGCGGCACAGCCCAGACCTATCAAAACGCTGCAAGCGTAACTAGGTACTTCCCTCACCAATATTCAGCTCAAAAACTTGTCATTGACACAGATGCCAATGCCTTAAATATTGCTGCAACCTATGTGGCTACCAGGGCAGAGACAGTAATCCGTATCGATGCTATGACTGTTGATCTACTAAATACAGCAGTCCCGACAGACACAATGATTGGCTTGGAATACTTTACCAACGTCAGAATCTCAAACATCCAACCGGACAATTCAACCATCGTCAAGACCTTGCAGGTGCAGGGGCTTAAATGGGAAATCAGCCCAAATGCAATGCAAGTAACAGTTACAACACTTGAGCCCATCGTCGATGGATTCATCATTGGCAGCGCAGAACGCGGTATAATTGGCGCGTCTGCAATGACTTACTAGGAGATATAAAT